TAGATACCACGGTGAAGTGCAGATAGATCCAAGAGACTTGGAGACATCTAATAACTACATTGAAGAAATTAAACCACATATGGAAGGCAAGCATATTATTATGTGGCGTTCAGATAGAGGTGATACTGAAGAATTATATAGAGAGGAAACATTTAATGGTGTGACCCTTGGTGATTTCAACACAATAGATGAGATAGATTTTCCTGCTAACATACACGGCATGAAGTATCATTTTATACAGACATTGAAAAACCCATTGGCTCAGATGTTGCCAACTAAAAAGGATAAAGATTTTGCCTATTGGGGTAGAATGAAAGATGGTGATGACCGTGGTAAAATTATTAGAAAATTATATCGTGATCCTAATATAACACAAGTATTGGTTGGGGGATTTCCATCAGGGGTTAAGAGAGATGCAAAGTGGATAAAAGAATGGAACATATTGTATCCAATGATAGAACGAGCCAAGTGTACTCTATGTTTTAACTGGCGTGACCCCACTGCTACAACGTCTAGATATCCAGAAGCATTATCTGTAGGTTTAGTACCTTTGGTGTGGCAAGACTATGATAAGAATAATACATACAGCATTACCGATTGGCAACGCATAGATAGTTTTGAAACATTGAAACAGAGAATACAAGAATTACAAAACGATGAGATATATAATCAGGCCATTACAGATTTTAATAGTTATTATAAAGAGATACTTCCTACACAACAGGAGTATTATGAGATGTTCACAAAGAGGATGAATAAATATGTTAGCGATGGAGAAAAATAGATGTCAAACTTCTTAAAGAATGTAATTAGAGAAACAGGAAATGAATATGGTACAATTGTTAGCGACGGTCTTGCTACTGCTGATGTCAGTGGCTATGTCGATACTGGGAGTTTTGTTTTTAATGCTCTTTGTTCCGGTAGCATTTACGGTGGGTTACCTCAAAATAAAATTACTGCAATCGCCGGAGAGTCAGCAACAGGAAAAACATTCTTCCTGCTAGGAGTTTGTCAATCGTTCTTAGAAAAAAATGTAGATGGTAATATAGTATTCTTTGAATCAGAGTCAGCAGTTACTAAAGATATGATAGAGTCGAGAGGTATCGATTCATCACGAATGCTACTACTCCCAATCACTACCGTACAAGAGTTCCGTTATCAAGCATTACAAGTGCTTGAAGCTTATCAGGCAGATGAAACTCGACCGCCTTTGTTGTTATGTCTTGATAGTCTAGGTATGTTATCAACTACTAAAGAGATAGAAGATACAGAAGCAGGTAAAGAAACTAGGGACATGACCAGGTCACAGATAGTTAAGGCAGCCTTTAGGGTATTGACTTTGAAACTGGGCAAGTTAGGTGTACCGTTATTGATTACGAACCACACCTATGATGTTATTGGGTCAATGTTCCCACAGAAAGAAATGGGAGGCGGCAGTGGTTTGAAGTATGCCGCTTCAACCATCATCTATCTTTCTAAAAAGAAAGACAAAGATGGCACAGATGTCGTTGGCAATATTATACATTGCAAAACCTATAAGTCTAGACTAACAAAAGAAAATCAGATGGTAGATGTACGATTATCTTACACCAAGGGTCTAGACAAATATTATGGGTTAGTAGAACTTGGTGAAAAACATGGCGTCTTCAATAAAGTTTCGACCCGTTATGAAATGCCTGATGGAAGTAAAGTATTTGGTAAACAGATGTTATCAGATCCAGAAAAATATTTTACTGATGATGTTATGACTAAACTAGATGAAGCTGCTAAGATAGAGTTTTCTTATGGATAAGTATATCAAAGTTTATGATGATGTAATAGATGAAGTGTCTTGTGAAGCTTTGATAGAAAAGTTTGAGGATTCACATGAACATTTTGAAACTGTGCATGTTGAAGATGGTGCTGATAAAATATCCTTTGAACAATTAAATCTTCTTGACCATGAAGAATGGCAGTCGGTTCAAAATGGTATGTTGGAATTGTTTCAAGACTATATTATGCATTATAAATTAGATTGTGGGGTGCTGGGTAAGCAGTGGCCTGAAACTTATGGGTATGAATCCATTAGAATGAAACGCTATTTAAATAATGATTATGATAGATTTGATAAACATGTTGATGTAAGGGACTATGAGACTGCTAGACGATTCTTAGCATTCTTCATCTATTTAAATGATGTTGAGATTGGTGGTGAGACTAGATTTGATATGCATAAACCAGGAACATTTATACCCTATGAAATACAACCAAAAAGAGGAAGATTGTTAATGTTTCCCCCCACTTGGACTTATCCACATACTGGATTAAAACCTATAAGTGGTAAGAAATATTTACTACATTCTTATTGCCATTATGGATAAGACAGCATACCATTATGTAGTTCATAAAGAAACTCAAGAGCAAGCTGTTCGTATACAAGATGGTAAATTTGATGGAATGGTTTACCAGTATTCGGATGTAATGTTTCCCATTTATAATGATGAGGGCAATGTAATAGATCCACAAGATGCGGAAGAAATACCATTGACATTTAAGTGGAAAGTGTTGTATAATCCTAATGAGATGGATTTAGAAACAGGCGAGTTTGCTGCTACCGCCGGTGATATATTATTAGAGTTAATAGAAGAAGGTTTAGAGAATGACGCAATCACAGTTAATACCGAGAGTGGAGAGGACTATTCTCCATCATTTGATACTGAATGAGGACTATAGTAGAAAAGTATTACCTTTTATAAAAGAGGAATATTTCCAAGATAATGTAGAAAAAACTTTATTTAAAACGATTTTACAATATGCTGACAAGTATAAATCCCTGCCGGCTGTAGAAGCATTAGGTATAGAAATCCAGAAAACTACAGTAACAGAAGAAGAATTTAAAAAAGTAAATAATTATCTGGAAGATTTACAAACTGATTTACAAAAAATAGATGACCAATGGCTTCTCGATGAAACAGAGAAGTGGTGTAAAGACAAAGCTATCTATAATGCTATACTCAGTGGCATTCATATCATAGATGGTAAAGATAAAGAAAGAACCCCAGATGCTCTGCCTGAGCTTTTATCTAAAGCTCTAGGAGTATCGTTTGATGACCATGTTGGACATGATTACATACAACAATCAGATGACCGATATGAATTTTATCATACAAAAGAAGAAAAGATTCCATTTGACTTAGAATTTTTTAATAAGATTACCAAGGGTGGTCTTCCTAGAAAAACTTTAAACATTGCACTTGCTGGTACAGGTGTAGGTAAGTCATTGTTTATGGTTCATGTTGCAGCTAATTGTTTGATGCAAGGTAAGAATGTTTTGTATATAACATTAGAGATGTCAGAGAACCGTATTGCGGAAAGAATAGATGCTAATCTAATGAATATTTCTATGGATGACCTGCATGATTTACCACGCCACATGTATGAAAGCAAGTTTGAAAGATTAGCAAAGAAGACACAGGGACAATTGATAGTCAAAGAGTATCCTACCGCATCTGCGTCGTGTGCTCATTTTAGAGCTTTGCTTAATGAGTTGGCATTAAAGAAAACATTTAGACCAGACATTATCTTTATTGATTATTTAAATATCTGTGCATCAAGTCGTTTCAGACATGGTGCTGTAGTTAATTCTTACACATATATCAAGGCAATTGCGGAAGAGATGAGAGGACTGGCAGTAGAGTTTAACTTACCGATTATGTCCGCTACCCAGACAACCAGAACAGGGTTTGTATCAACCGATATTGGTTTAGAAGATACATCAGAATCATTTGGTCTACCCGCTACGGCTGACTTGATGTTTGCTTTGATATCCACAGACGAGTTATTAGAACTTAACCAAATGCTCATCAAACAGTTGAAGAATAGATATGCGGACCCATCCTATTTTAAGAAATTTATTATTGGGGTAGACAGAGCCAAGATGAAATTGTATGATGTATCACAGATAGCACAGTCGGATGTAGTTGACACAGGACAAGGACAAGAAATATTAGATAGGTTTGCTGACTTCAAAGTATAATAAATAGTCTCATGGCTGAACTTTCCGAAGTAACAACTGCTATATGTTTGCTTTATCCACGCAAACCCTTACAATCTTTGAAATCTTCAGGAGATTTGCGTGACTTG